GTCCGGCACAATTCCAGCAGTTGCTTTGTGAGCACGATCTTGCCCTCAGCATCTGCGGCAGGAAGCGCGGGAAAATCGACCTGATGCTTGGCCCTTTTAGGCTTCGGAGGCGTTGGCATCTTCGGTGCCTGCTGCTCCTGATGCGGCTTCCCGTGGAACACGCTGTGGCAGCGATGGCACATACAGATCAGGTCGTCCAAATGCTCCAGTTCGTAGCCGCGATGCTCATAGGTGCGGTGATGCGCGGCGAGGTCCATCTGGCTGTTGCAGACTTGGCAACGATGCCCGGCGCGAGCCTTTACGTGCTTTGACACCAAAGCCCAGTACGGGGTCTTCAGGTAGTCAGCGTAAGGCATATGAGGCCCCGGACCTTTAGGGAGCGGCGGGTAATACCGCATAAATGCGCGTTGCTTGCTCATACGGCAGTCGGAAACGGGAAGCGAGTGCGCCCGCCATACGGGTTGATCACGGTGGCGTATCCGTCTCCCTTTAGCTCGACCCGGTAATCGTGGTATGCGTTGGGGCTTAGAGTGGGCTTCAGCGTGCGAAGAATAGCTGCGTGCGCTGCGCCCTTATGCAGCACTCCAAGGTTCTCATCCTTGGGGAGACTATGCATATGGTGCATACCAAGGTTAGTATTCTTAGTATTATCTAAGTTATGTACCTTGGTGTGCATATGGTGCATACGTAGTTCTACGCCATTAAGGGTAAGAACGTAGGCGTTGGACCTAGCACTATTTCCCGGCTTAACCCTTATCAGCCCTTTGTCCTTTAAGGACTTAAGGGCGGCAAAGACCGCCCGCACCGAGAGATTAGCCTTCTCAGCAATCGTCGCGGATGCAGGGTTGCATAGGCCCGTCTGCGCGTTGCGGCAGCGCCAGAGGTAGGCGAGCACCCAGCCTTCTTGCGGGGTAAGCCCGAAATCGAACAGCCAAGCCGGGATAAACGGCTCACGGCCAGCACACACATCTGTTGAGTAGGTTGTTGTCACAAGCAAAAGGCCCGCCAAGTGTGTGCTTGACGGGCCATTGCTTGAACAACCCACCCGAGGATCAGTCGGGCGAAATAGATTTCTCAGGCACACACCTGATAACGAGACCTTACCATACAGACGGTTGACATCAAGCTTTAGATGCGTGATTTTGCCTTTAAGCGTGCAAACCTCTGAAGACCAACTAGATATGTTCGAAGAAAGTTCTAAGAGGGTGAAGGTTTTAACGGGAATCACAGCTAAAAAACCCGTCATCACCCTAGCTTCCCAGATTACGCTTCCTTCTGTCGTTAAGCCATTTACGGCTATTCGGGTGAGCCCAACTGAGGTCTGGATCATCAACCAGTGATTGCACCTTTAAGGCGTATTTCGAGGATTGGCCCTTTAAGGCGTACTGGGAATTAGGCCCGTGCCTCCAGATGTTGGCCCGTGTCTGCGGCGTGTCGGGTAGCTTGTGCCGCGCCACCCACCTGTCCGTGTAGAGCTGGAACAAGCGGAAGCTGCCGTCTAAGCTGGATCGGTCCCTTAAAGAGGCTTTATGGCCCCAAGCCTGAACGTCAGCTACTACGGCAGGCTGGATTTGAGCCGGGCCTACGGCGGACCCGTTGCGGGCGTTCAGGTCGCCGCTGGATTCCATCTGGACGATGGCGAGGAATAGGATCAGGAGTTGGGATTCGGGCATAAATGCGGAGGATTCACCCTTTAAGGGGGATTTGCCCTTTAAGGGGATTTGCGCTTTAAGGGGGGATTCGTCCTTTAAGGCGGTTTTCCACATAACGCCCGCGCCCGGCAAGCTTCTTCCCGGCGCACAGGTACGTACAGGGCACTACGTAGGACTACGTAGGGAAAACACCCCAACACCAGTTGTGATGAGGAAAACGCCCCAGTCACGGATGTTGCTAAGGGAAACTACCTAGGCCCCAGTTTGGGGAAAATTCCCCAGTTTCGGAAATCGCCAGAAATGGCGTTTGCTTGCGTTTCTGGCCACTTTGACCCATTGTGGCTATCGTGACACTCCCCGCGTTACCCGCGCCCCGCAAAACGCAAGGAAACGCGCAAGGCAAGGTCCGGATCGCCGCACACGGACACGAAAAAGCCGCCCCGGTCAAAGGGCGGTTGGTGGTGGCGTCGGCTGGGTCAGCCCAGCAGGGCCAGCCCGAGCCCGTACAGCAGGAAGCCCGCGCAAACGATCAACCAAACGGCGGTCACGATGAAATCGCCCTTTTTCACGACGCAGCCCCCGCAATGGCGCTTGCGCGCTTCGCTCCGGTGCCGTGCGCGGGAAAACCGACGATAACGGAACGGGCACCCCTCGCGCATAGCTGGCAAGTGGCGCAGGAAACCCCCTCCCGTTGCGTAGCGGGGCAAATGACAACCTTGCGCCCGGCTGGCGTGCGGGTGTTCTCGGTTTGGGTAGCGGGCAGCACGCAAACCACGGGCCCGGCTCCGGTCTCCGCGAGGGCGTCAGCGTCGGCGAGGGAATTTCCGGAGAGATTAACCACGAATCCGGCAGCGTTCGCCTCCCGGATCGCCTCTAACGCTTGCGGGCTCCGCTTGTGTGAATAAGTAAACCCCCGCTTGCCCGTATTTGCCCGGACTAACTGGCGCAATTCCGAAACGTTTACCGTTTCCCCGCAGCCGGGCAAGTCGCCCGCTTGGTTGTGGCGCCAGACGGTGCCCGCAGGAAGCGAGCAAATGGAAATGCAGAACTCGCCCCAAGGCATTCCCCGCTCGCGCTCCGCTATTTTGCGCCAATGCAAGGCAAGCGGGCCCGATTTAGCGTAACAGCCCGCCCCCCGAAAGGGGCAGGATGGCGGGCAGGAATCCGGTTCCGTAGTCGAGACCGGAATGGGTCCGGTTTTCGCGTTGGCGCTTTTCAGCGTCAAGTGTGCCCACGTGCTCACGCCGCACCCCCTTTCACCTCGCGCACAATATGTACCCATTTGCCGGGCTGTAAGTGGGCCGAATCCGAAACCCCGAAAGCGTTCGCCTGTAGATTCAAAAAAAGACGAACGGCAAGCGCGTGATTCTCCGCGGAGGAGTAGGCGTAATTCCACGCAAATTCCTTACGCGGCACCGTTTCCCCGGGAGACATAAAGACGCACGCTATGCGGGTGCCCTTTGTATCGGTAGCGGGAAGCACGCGGGAAATAACGGCGCGATTCACGCGGCACCCCCTTTCACTACGTGGCCAACTACCTTGCGAAGCTTTCCGTAACGGATCGACACCCGGTCCCCGGCAACGAAATCCCGGCACGATACGTAACCGGATCCGTGAAAGACAGAGGCTAAGGAGAAATCCTTCCCCGATTCAAAAGACGCGATTGCGTCTTTGCCTGAAGTGTAGTCCCGCCCATAAGCAGGAGTTAACGTAGCGCCGTTTAGTGAATGCATTTCTTGGTTTTGGTTATGCTCGAGTGTCTCGAGCGTGGCGAAACAGTAGCAGAAACACCCCTCGCGTTCAATACGTAGTTGTACGCAATTGAATCCCGGCACCCCTAGGCAAAGGAAACATTCCCTTCAAAAGCAAAGGAGAGGCAGAGAGGACAAGGAAGAGAGGGAAGGCCAGAGTGGCGGCCAGAGTCGCGGCCAGAGTGAGGCAAGCGAGTGAGTGGCGCAGGCAATCCTTTCCCCCCTTAACCACGCACGCCCCGCGCAGGGGTTGCTATTCACACTTGTGCTTAGGGTATTTCCCCTAATTCTACCCCTAGGGTGGTCACCTCATTCCAATTGGGGGGGGGAGGGGGTCGGTGGGGTGGGGGGGTGGGTAAATTGGGATTGCTCCACTCGACCCTTTTAAAAAATTCCCAAGATGTCGCCCTATGCTCCACTAACCCCTTTTAAAAAATTCCCAATATGTCCCTAAAAGCCGCCCTATGCGATTAGGCTTGATCTGAGGGCTTGGCCTATACCAGCATAGCCCGATGACCAAAGAACGCGCTAAACGGGCTAGAAAGCCTGTTAGTGAGATGGCGGTGGAGATTGCTAAGTTCGGGGAGGCTGAGGGGAACTACTTAGAAAGGCGTGACCCGGCTAAGGCGGTCAAAGCTTTGGAGATGTTGGCGGAGGGGTGCTCCTTTGGGAAGATCAGGGAGGAGCTGGGGATGAAGTGGGAGACCATTAGTCGGCTAAAGGCTAGGCATCAGATGGTCTTGGAGGATAGGCGGCGGGAGTTGGCGCAGGATGCGCTGGAGATTGCGGAGGGGTTGAGACTCTTGCAGAAGGAGAAGATGCGGCAGTTGGCGGAGGACCCTGAGCAGTTGGCGCGGACCAACATCCGGGATTTGGCTATTCCTTGGGGCATAGCTAATGACAAGTTTCTTGCAGCTCTGGGGGAGAACAAGGTGGTGGTGGAGCACAAGGGTGCCGCGCCTAGCTTGGAGGATGCGATGAAGGCTATTGAGGAAGCTAGGGCCAAGCTGAAGGCCAGTAGCGTGGAAGTGGTGGCTAAACCCGTGGAGGCGTGTTGAAAAGGCTGGGGTGTTTTTTCAACAACGTGCAAAGCAAACTAGGCTTTCCTTTAATTCCATTTTCCGGAATTAAAGAAAACTAGGCTTTCCTTTAATAATGGCCCTAGTCTGGGAACCGCACGAAGTTCTAAAGCCGCCGACTGACGAGGAGTTGGCGGCGATGGAGCCGCAGGATGTTCTGAAGCTCCACGAGCTTTACCACTCGGCTATCTCCAATAGCAGGCGTGACCCCTATCGGTACGGGTGGAAACTTCCTCATTGGCGGGATGCCGAGGAACTGCTCCAGACCCACGCAGAATTGCTAGTAAGTGGCGGAAATCGTTCTGGCAAAACAAGTTGGGCAGCACACGCCGTAGTTAAGTCTGCGGTGGAGAACCCCGGCTCCGTCATTATGTGCTTTGCCCAGAATGCGGATGTCTCCATCCGTCAGCAGCAGTCTGCGGTGTATGACGCTCTGCCGGAAGAGTTTAAGGTGAAGGTCTTAGGTACGGAGGAGAACGTGTCCTACACCCGGAAGAACGGGTTCTCCAAGTCCAGCCTCATCCTCCCTGTCAGCAAGAGCTCGATCATCTTCAAGACCTATGCCCAATTCCTTAACAACGACACAATCCTTGAGGGTGCTGAGTTGGGGTGCCGGAATCCTAGCTGGATCAACATTGGCGCTTGGTGTGATGAATATCTGGTCGGACCGGAACTCCTTAGCACTCTTCGTTTCCGCCTTGCTACTCGCAACAGCAAGCTGGTCGTTACTTTTACACCTATCGACGGATACACCGAGGTGGTCCGAGACTACGTGCAGGGAGCGGAGACCATCCGATCTAAGCCCGCCGAGCTTCTGGGTGGCCGGAACGTCCCATACCTACAGCGTTCAAGGAACCGGGATGCCGGGATCATCTACTTCCACAGTAGGGACAACCCCTTCGGTGGTTACGACCGTATCGCCAAAGACCTAGCCAATAGGCCGGAAGCGGAGATTCTGACCCGTGCGTATGGCATTGCTACGAAGTCAGTCAGTACGAAGTTCCCCAACTTCAGCCGAGACCTAAACGTCGTAGCCCACGACTCGATCAACCTAAAGGGAACGACGAAGTACCTCATCCTCGACCCTGCTGGGCGGAAGAATTGGTTTATGGCGTGGATTGCCGTGGACCAGTCGGATACGTGGTGGATTTATCGGGAATGGCCGGATGTGAATGTCGGGGAGTGGGCCAGATGGCACGGGGGTAAGTGGATTGGCGGAGAGGGGTCTAAGGGTCTGGGTTATGGCATCCGCGATTACGTCGATCTGATCACCGGGATGGAGTCGGATACGAACGACTCAATCTTTGAACGACTGATCGACCCTCGGCTAGGTGCAGCCAAATATCAAACGCAAACCGGCGTATCGTCCGTTATGGCGGACCTTGAGGATGCGGGGCTAGTGTTCCTCCCAGCCCCCGGCTTGGACATCGAGGATGGATTGCAGGCCATCCAGACCAAGCTTTCGTACAACAAGAAGGCTCCGGTTGATTCTTTGAATCGGCCTCATCTCTACATCTCGGACCGCTGCGAGAACATCATCCAAGCCTTTCAGGAGTACACGGCGGATGGTGGGCAGGACGAGGCGTGGAAAGACCCCATCGACTGCATTCGCTATGCGGCGGTGGCGGGGGTACGCTTTATCGACCCCAACTCACTTCGAACCATTAAACCGACTGGAAGGGCCTACTGATGATCGCATTCAATGACCTGTGTACGGAGCTTGGCATCACCAAGTTCCAATTAGCCAAGCTGAGGGAT